CACCCGGACCATGATAGACCGCGTCAGGCGCCGCTAAGCTCCCACGGTCTCGGTTTCAAACGCCGCTAGCATTTTCTCGGCATCAGCAGCGCTAGTATTTGTTTGTTCACTCGTCATGCGGTCACCAAGGCCATGACCACGGGTCATAGGGCGAATCCAAATATTCACGATAAATCTGGTCCGCAGTTTTCGGCGCGTCGCCCCCCACCCAATCGGCAAGTACGCCTTCTTTACAAATGACATACGGCCCAACGATCGGCACATGCTGCTCGGCAAGCGCGGCGCGCATGGCCACGGCTGCGGCGCCGGCGACGGCATTGATGAGGTCATCATGACCGTGCGTCGGATGCGTGATCTCGTCGCGACCGCTGCGCAACACAGAGCGTTCGAGCGTGCACGTTTGGTTAATCAGCTTGTCAATGCGCGGTAACGTAATGCGTCGCGAATTCAGGAGCGACAGCAGCGGGTCGCGGTACAACGCACTTTTGTGCTGATCCCACAAACTATAATGGATGCCAGCCTTCCGCAGTGGCTCCTTGGCAAATTCGCCGGCATAATTGTCGCCATGAACTCGATCGATGTGATAGGACTTGCACAGCGGTAACACGATGTCAGCAACCACTGCCGCCGGACTGAATGGCGGGACCGCCTCACACACACAATCGACGACGGTCTGATCCCCTTCCTTGTGCGCAACCACGGCCGCATAACTATCGCCGCCGTCCGTCCCCGATGCCGGGTCGAGAAAGCCGAAATAGAGCACGCCCGGCCGCGGCTCCAATTCGCGGTAATCACCAGTACAAGCCAGGACCACGTCGCGCGGAATGAAGCCTTCGCAGTCATCTCGCCATTCAGATAAATATTCAGCGCGGTTTCTGACCGGATCGGCTTCAAGCTCGCGATCGATATCGGCTTGCGATAATGATGGATTGAGATCGCGCGACGTGCCGTAGGCAACTAAAATATCGGCCGGACCGCTGGCACCGTAGTACCTCTGAAAACTCTGAAAAAGCACGCCGAATTTTGCATAGGCCGAACTTGCCATCAGCAGCGGACCGCGCGTAGTCATCAAGCCAGGCTTGGCGCTACCAAGAATTTCGACATCGGGATTGGCAAAGTCGGCGCTGGTGAACCAATGCGCTACTTCATCGGCGATAACGGAAATGTACGTCGGACCGCGAACTGAGACGCGGTTGCATGGCCGCACTTCAATGTTGATGCGATTGGAAAGCTCGATGGCGTCAGCGGTGCGATTAACGATCAGGCTGCTAAGCACCGGACTGTCGCGCAGAATACCGTCGATGTAGTCGAGCGCGATCTTAGCGGCGCGCTGATCGCGAGAAATTAGGAGCGCCACGCCGGTCTCACCGCGCGCTAGAACGTCGCGATGGTCACAACACGCCGCAATCCAACAATCGAACGTCGATATCGCCAATGTCTTGCCAGCGCGTCTACCAAAAATACAAATCAACTCGCGACACGGATGACCCGGCTCGCGCTCGCGACCGGTAAGACGCTTGAATTCGATGCGCTCCTTGGCGGACAACTTCTCGCCGGCAGCAGCAATGAGCAGAACGCGCCAGCCGAACCAACTCGGCCCCGGTAAAGCGCGACCAAGCACTTTCGGATCGGAGAGAGCCTTGCGCATTGAAATTTTTGGTTTCACGATGCCGACTCCTCAACGACCTCGCCATCGAGCGCGGATGGTGCCTTATTAAGCTGACTGAAATAGTCGTCGGGTGTCTGATTGTAATTGCGCATACGCCGCGGCAGACCGGGCGCCAATGACTCTAATAATCGACGAAGGGTATTCGCGACACGCTGATAAAGATGCAACTGCGCCGGCGAGGCTTCGCCTTTATCGGCAAATTTTGATTCCAGAATTTCTAATTCGGTGATCAGAACTGAAACGCGCCGGACAATCGCACGCTCGGCCGGACTGCAATTGTCGACGCCGGCAAGCTGCTCGTTGACAAATTCATTGATCAGATCGCGACAACGCCGTGTCCAAGGGCCACGACCATCTCGACCCGGCAGCAAGGCACCGTTTGTTATCCGGCTCCGACCAGGGTTCTTTTTCGGTCGAGCAGTCTTGCGACTATTCGACGGTAAACCCGGAGCGATTTCGCTAGCCGATTCCATCCACTAAATCCGGTGTTCAAAAGCCCCGCATACCCCCAAACCTGGGCAATGACAAGCGGATAGTGCGTCCGCCATCTCAAGATTAACACGAATAATTACAATGGTTTATAACATCGTGCTACGGCCATGCTACAGTCAGCACGCCACCAGAACCTATAAAAAACGCTAAGGTTGTAAGGAGTTAACGCGCCATTTTGGGGCCCAGAAAGCCCGCTGCTTGTCGCTCCCGTCGGAGTACGGGGTATGTACGATGTATATGAGCCAGCACGTTGCCAGCACGGGGGCAGGAAATGCCGATTTTTAGCGGCTAAGTAGAGATCGGCGGACCAAAGAATGCATGTATGTTTGTAATCTCCGTATAGCCTCCTCAAAAACACCCTCAAGGCACCCCACCAGAAAATAGAACATACCCCCCATACATACATACATACATTACGTATATATATTTGATATTATTTAGGAATACTGTTGCCACACACCCCCACTACACCTCTATACATCCGCTATACATCCGCGTGGACGGGCTCTAACTTTTTTTCACGATCCGATAGCCATCGACCGTCCATTCGATAAATCCGGCTTCGACGGATTGTGCGAGCAGATCCTTGATTTCGGCGGAGCGTAAGGCGCTGCGAATGTAGATCTGGATATCGCGGACCCTCAGCGTTCCCCGCCTTTCGATCAGCGCGACGATTTTGTTGCTCCAGGCCCGGCGCTCGGTTTCCGGTGTGTAATCCATTGCTGTGTTGGCTAATGCTAGTCCAGCAGTCCAGGCGACGCCGATGGCCCAATCGATATCGTCGCGGCCAACCTGGGCCTTGCAGCCCCAGCGTCCAGCAGCGCGGATGGTTGCCAGCCGAACGGCGATCTCGCCGGCGCGAGCGATGTACGGTCTAAATGCTGGCTTCTCGTCCATGTATTCGTCGCGCATCCGTTCGAAGTCACGATAGGATGCGGCGGCCGCCTCAGAAGCCCATGGCAACACCTCGGGTGTGAATACGGCTTCGGGGTTATCGATCTGCAGCAGGCTTTCCGGTCCCGACCACAGATAGAGCGTCTGCAGTGCCGTGCTCAGCCGCTCCGGCACCGTGCCGGGCTCGAGCTCTGGCTCGCGATCGGCGGCGCGCAGATCTGAATTGAGCACCAGGAACCGATTGAGAAAGCCGTTGACGACGTGCTCGCCCTGCAGCGCGCCATGAAACTCGTCAGACGTTGATAGTCCGAGAATTGAGATTGCTGGCGACTGGATGATCTTGGTTTCACGGTTGGCCCATTCCGGCGTTGCCATCGGTGCGAACGACGTCGCCCATAAAGTACGCAACACTTTGCTGATGGTCAGCTCGAAGCCCGACGCCTTCTTGTTGGTGATGCGGTGGAGAAAAGCGCCGTACTCGTCTTGCAGGCACAGCGCCAGCGGTTTGCGTGTGATGAAGTTCAGCACCGCTGGCATCGAGATGAATTCGCCCGGCCCGATATGACCATGCGCTTCGGCGGCCCACATCAAGGCCATGGTGGCGTCGAGGAGATGTTGTTTGCCACTCCCGGTCGGCCCGACTGGAATGACATACAAGTGTGTTGCCGAGCGCGTCGGGCCGGCGACGCGGCGACCGATCAGGGTGCCGACCACGGTGACCGCGGCACCGAGCGCGAGCACCCGATTGGGCCGCCGCGCGGTAGCGACGATCCAATCGATGATGTCGCCGATTACTCCCGGCACTTTGGTGAGCGCTTCCAGCGAATCCGTTTTGGCAGTCGGCGCCACCGCCGGCTCGGCTGGTATTTCGATGGCGATGCTCGGGCCATTGGCAAAGTTGAGACGCTCGCTTAAGAATTGCCAGGCGGCCTGCAGATCGCAACATAGGGCCACCATGACGAGATCGAGCGGCGTATAGCCCTGGTCGGCGCCGAAGTCGCGAATTCCTGCCGGGACGATTTTCAGATTGAGATGGCGCTTCTCCGGTGGTCGGTCCGTGGTTGACGGCCGCCACATCGGCACCGCCTCGAAGCCGAGCTTGGTGCGGCGACAGCGGTAGAGCCCGAGCGCCGGGACCCAGGCGGAAAGATTGGCAAGCGCGGCCTCGTTGAGCTGCCGGTGCGGGCTGGCGTCGTCGCCACCATTACCGCGCCCGGTTTGCGACTCCGCTGCCTGATAGCCGAACGGCGCTAGTGCGACCGAGATTTTGGCGAGAATGTCGGCCGTCAGCTCCGGCAACTCGCCAGGCGTCACGTCTTCCAGGGCGTCGCTGCCAGTCCACACATAGGGCTGGCCAGTGTCGGGATGAATGGTCGGCGGAAGCACCGTCTGCCGGCCGGGGCCGATCAGATCGACGACGCGGTGTCCGTCAATGCTCCAGCTCATTGATTGGTCGATGGTCGGGCCGCGGTAGAACAGCGTCTCGCCCTTGGCGCCGCGTTTTTTGATCGGTGTCGGCGGCAAGATGCCAATGATCGCCGCCACGATCGCGGGATCGTCGGTGTCAATGTCGATCGCCACCGTGCCTTGACTGGCTGGGCCGGTGATCACGCCGATGCCGCTGTCGCCTTCGGCCCAGCGCCCACGCTCGCTCGCCGGCGGAATGCGGCGCAGGAAACGACGCTGCCAGTTCGACAGACCAAGCCACTGGCCGGCATGCCAGAAGCCGGGGCGTTTGGTGCCGGGCATGATTGGGATCGCGGCAAAGCCGCGCTCGATCAAACGCTCACCGATTTCGGCATAGGCGCCCACGAACGTCACTCCCTTTTTAAAACGGCGGTTCGTGGTTGAGAATTTTATCGCGCAGCACGTGCTCATAGCCGACGACGATGCGGCGCAGAAACTCGCGCCATTGTCCGGGCGTCAGTTTGGCCAGGTCAGTGGTGCCGAGCTCTTCCAAAAAAGCTCCGGCGCCGCGGCCGGCCTCGAGCGCGGCGCCGATTTCGTAGTCGTCGAGGATTTGTTTGGTCATGGCATAGACATGCTTTGCGGCAGCGTGGCAGTCGTTGTCGTCGCATAACCAGACGATCGGCGTGCGTTCGCCGGCGTGATAGCCGAGCCACACCGCATGGCGGTGGCACACTGCGCACAGCGTCGGCTCCTTGGTGGCAAAACGGTTGGCGACGAAGGCGCTCAAAACAGCACCTCGTCATCGATCTGCGGCGGCGCTGGCGGCAGCCGATGCGCCACGAGGCAACGACAGTGGCGATTGACTTCGACCTCGGAGCCGTCGGACCGGCGCAGGCGACGTTCGACCACGCGCCAGAACTTGCCGTCGCGGGCGACGACAATCGCCAGCACCTCAGACAATTCAGCGGCGCGGTGCATGGCTTGCGCGACCGTGTATGGTGCCAGCGCGCGGCCGCCCATGGCGTACCACCATCGCTCCGCCATTTCGCGCGCATAGCCGGTGCGCTGCAGCGAGATGTACTCGCTATAGGGCGACAGCCCACACAGGTACTCGACGCGCAAACATGGCGGCGCCGCTGGATCACTGAATTTGACGTGTTGCCGGAGACTGACTTCCGTCACCGGCAGCCATTCGCTGGCGCCCATGATCGGCGCCCAGTCGGCGACACCAGCGTGCTTTGGCTTTGGTTGCTCCTGCGGAAATTCGTGACCACAGCACGTGCATTCTGTGGCCGTCAGCGCATTGAGTTCACTGCACTCCGGACAGCGTTTGGCCGCGACGGTATCGGCCTTGATGCCGGCTTCGCCGTTGCCGGTGCCGCCTTCAGCACGATCGACCGGGCCGTGGCGCCAGACGTTGCCGGCGAAATCCAGCACCAGGCAGTCGTATTTTCCGTCGGCCTTGCGGGTGCCGCGGCCAATCATCTGGACGTAGAGGCCGGTCGACAATGTCGGTCGCAGCATGGCGATCAGATCGACCGCCGGCACGTTGAAGCCAGTCGTCAGTACGTTGACGTTAGTCAGTGCGCGGATTGTGCCGGAGTGGAAGCCGGCAATGATGCGATCGCGCTCGTCGGCCGGTGTCTTTGCCGTCACCGTCGCCGCGGCGATGCCGCGATCGCGCAGCGCCTCGCCGACGTGCTGGGCGTGACGAACGCCGCAGCAGAACAGCAGCCATCTGCGGCGATCCTGGCCGCGTTGAAGGATTTCTTGGACAGCGGCGTTGATGATAGCAGCATCGTCGGCGGCATCTTCCAGCGCACCGGCAACGAATTCACCGCCGCGTATCGCCACGCCGGAGATGTCGATATTGGCCGCGGTCGCTTTCGACGACAGCGACGCCAACCAGCCGTCGCGAATGCCCTCGGCGATGCCGTAGTTGAATACAATCTGATCGAAAATCTTGCCGTCGCCTTCGTCGAGTCTGCCGCTATCGAGCCGATACGGTGTCGCGGTGAAGCCGCATACCCGCATCGTTGGTTCAAGCTCACGCAGGCCATCAATCAGGCTGCGGTACATGCCGTCGCCTTCATGCGGCACCAGATGCGCCTCATCGACAATGACGAGGTCGCGGCGGCCGAGCCGCCGCGGTGAGCGCCAGACGCTCTGGATGTTGGCCAGCACGATCGGTGCCTGCCAGTCGCGCCGACGTAGCCCGGCTGAGTTGATGCCGCAGGAAAGGTTCGGCCACACGCGCAACAAATGCTCGAGGTTTTGCTTCAGCAGCTCGCGCACATGCACCAACACCAGGGCACGCAATGACGGGTAGTGCGCAGCAATGTCGGTGATGACTTTGGCAATCAGCACCGATTTGCCGGTCGCAGTAGCCATCGCCACGAGTGGATGGCCACCGCCGGCCGACCAATAATCATCCAACGCCTTGAGCGCGTCGGTCTGATACGGACGCAGCTCCATGATCAGGCCGCCGGCTGCTTCTTCCATGGAGCCGCGCCGGGACCGGCGGTCGTCGGCTTGGTTGCCGGCTTAGCTGTCGGCGTCGGCTTAGGCTGTGTCGTCGGTTTCGGCGACGGTGCTGACGATTCCGACTCAGCGTCTGATAGCGGACGCACACGCTTGATCTTGTTCTGGTCGTCGAATTGGCCGTACTTGTCGGACGCAATACCGATCCGCACCCGCGCTGGCTTGAACTTGAAGACTTCGGGATCAGTCACCTGTTGATTGATAGCGAGCGCAATACAGATGTCTTTCAGATTGCGACGCGCAATATCCTGCGTTGTCGGATTGCTGTGCTGGTAGCAGAGCTGTTGAAAGATTTGCCGACCCTCATAGTCGCCGTCACTGATTTTCCAGATCAGCGTCAGCATATGACCGTCGCGGGATTTCGGTTGGCTGATTACAGCGTCGATAATCTCTGCGGTGTAGTCGCCGGCAGGAACCACCTGGAAACGCGAACCACCTTCTTGCTGTTCCGGGTCGAAATAAAACTCATCACTCATAGATCACTCCTATTTGGTTGTTGATCGCACTTTGTTTCCCGGTGCGACCCTCGGGAACAACGGCGCCAGCGACACGCCGACGTCGAAATCTTTGGGGCAGAGGATTTTTGGCGGCAGCTCGAAGCGGCTCTTGGCGACGAATGCCGGCCGCCCCTCGAAGTGCAGCCAGCGTGCCGAACCGCCGTCGGCGCGATTGCGCTTTTTGCTAAAGCCGGCGTCTTCGCTGATCACCGCCACGTCGACGGCAAGGAAGGCGATGGCGTCCATTTCGTCTTGGACGAGGCCGCGCGCACGTCGGTGCAGGCGCAGCTGGTAACTCGTATATGACGACGCCCGCGGATCATTGATCGTCTCGACAGCACTATGTGCCAACAACACCACGGTCAGGCCGCGGTCACGACGCAGCCAATCCAGTGCGGCGAGAAAATCGCGCCACCAACGATCGGCGATGACATAGCCCTTGCCGTAGCCTGGCGCCTCGATTGACGGCCAATTATTGGTTGCACAAACGTCCGCCCATATCAGTCCCTCGAGCTTGTCGAGGCTATCGAGCACCACGGTTTTGAATTCGTGCGTTTCATTGCCAAGCACCGCGAGCGCGTCGCGCACCTCGGCGTAGGTCGACAACAGGCCGAACGTCGAAAGTTTCAAACCAGCCGGCGTGCCATCTTCCGTCTGCAAAAAGACGGCGTGTGGAAATTTTGCCGCCAGTGTCGTTTTGCCAACACCCTCCTGGCCGTGAACCAGCACGCGCGGCGGCAGCGTCGCGGTGGCTTCATGAATGTTGGCGAGCGAGATCACGGCTGCACCTCCATTTTGGTGGCGGCCTTTGGATTAAGCAGTGCACCAATCGCTTCGCGCTCGGTGGGGAAACAGCCGATTGATTGCGTCTCACGCGTGAAGACTTCAACGCCCTGCCGGCCGCGGCTAAGCAAGAAACCAAGGCATCGGCCCTCGTGTATTACTGAAGTCAGCGGCATGGCGGGTGTGGTCGTCATGATGCCGCCTCACTTGCCTCCCGCAGAATTTGACTGCGCAGCTCGAGCCGCTTGGATGCGGCGCCACGCGAGTGCGGGATGTGCCACTGGCGGGCACAGTCAGGGCCAATGCCGAGCAGCTTGGAGACCTCGTCGCGCAATGGCCGACTGCAGATGGCGCAGCCGCGTGCGCCGTCGAGCAGGGCATAGAAGCGATCGCGGTCAGGCGGGGTGATGCTGCTGGTTTCGTCTTCGGTCAGCGCACGAAGCGTTGCCGCGGCCCGATCGGCAATAGCCTGAACATCTTCGCTGGTGCCACGGAGCAAAACGGCGTTGGTTTGCATTTCGGTCCAAACGCCGTCGATTTTGCCGGGGTAAACGCGCAGCCGATCATCGGTATGGGCGGCAACAATAAGATTGGTGTGCGAATTACAAACGGGGTCGAGCGGCGGCGCATCATTGGTTTTAACCCAATGCTCGATGATCTTGATCTGACCACCGCCGATCAAACTGAAGCGCCAGGCGCGTCGACACGGTGCGGGGGGATTAATTAGCGCGCTTTGCGCCACGTTGCCAGGATGCGCGTCGCCGGGAATGCTCCAGTCAATAATCGAAATCCATTTCGGCCGCGTATCGATCCACGACACAGTGAAACCAGTGTCACGCCATTCGCGTTCTTGCCGCACCATCCAATCACGGTGATAGGGTTCGAAATCGAAGTCGTCCGTAATAGCGTCGTGAAGGTTCATGATTGCTCCCCAAAATTTATGGATTGACGCGCGAGAAGAACGCCTCGAGATGCGCGTGGCCGGTGATGGTGGGTGTGGTTGTCATTTCGCCCTCCCGGCCATTTTTCTATGGGCGCTACACAGCCCATTGCGATGTAGGGCAAGCCAAGGTTCGGGGTCTTGTTGAACGTGACCAAGCGGGACCGGGCAGGGTTTCCCTGCTTTTGTCGTCGCGCCGCAAAGCGGCGTGCCGTCAGTGAAAATCCACTCGCGATATTGCTCTAGCGTCAGACCGAAGTGATCTGCCGCGAATAAGTCGGGGTCGGCGTCAAATGCGGCGGCCTCTTCGTCGTCCCATAAGCAGATCCCTATAGTGCCCCCCGGAACGCAAAGGCCGGCGGTGTTTTCGTCCCGCCATGACGGATTGTTTAGCGGCTTGGCGTTGAACCGTTCTTCCGCGCTCGGAAATTGGATGACGTTACTCATGGTCTGTTCCCTTCTTCTGTTCCGCGATTGATCGGTTGACGATCTCCTCGGCTTTCGCGATCAATTGCTCGATTTGCCTGTTGCTTTCCGCGATCAATCTATCGAGACGTTCCTCAGCGGTTTCCTGCCCGTTCATAGCTTCCCTCCAAAAAATTGGCCGACCGGCATTCACGCCGATCGGCCGCGCTATCATTCGTTCAGTTCGGCTAGTGTCAGCCCACCGAGATGTATTTGCTCTGGCCTCACACACTTGCCGGAGCCGAGGCCGCGGATTTTATAGTGCGGTAGGTCAATCCAGCCGCAGTGACATCGCTCGAATTTGCGATAGTCGATCGGCAGCAATCCGTTCCAGCAGCGGAAGCCGTTAAGGCCGTGGCTCATGCCGACACAGTGCTGAACGTGGTTGTGCCAGATGAACTTGCCTTCCGGCACCTTACGCGGAAGGCCCCCGTTACTAAGGCCACGGGGTGCATAAAAGTTTCGGTCGCGCTTGACGCTGCGCGTTGACTTTCGGGGAAACGAACTTATAGACATGGGGCATTCCGCCTTTCTTTGGGATCGAGCCTTCCGGGACCTGCCACCACCACGTGACTGTGGTCCCGGGGCTCGAAGGTTCGCCGCCCTTAAGGTTGACCGCTCCGGACACGGGACGACGCGCGCCGGACGAATTGTCTAAATTTCTCCTGTGGCCGATGGCTCTGCGATGTCGCCCAAGGCGCGGCGAATGCGCGATCGCGAACTGACCCAAATGCGACCAACTTTGCGCGCCGGGATCAGCTGATTTTCGAGCAAGTAATAGGTGCGCTTTTCGTCGGGCTTGCCGTCATCATCGAAGATGCCGGCTTCCGCTGCGATCGCGGCCGCGCCCCAAAGATATTCCGTAGCCGACATAAAACGCCTCCGCTTTGCTACCGAAGGCGTCCACTAGACCCGCTGTTTGCGTGTTTTCTAAATCGGAATTTCCGGACGGAATGTTAGCTTCCAGGAGGGAGTAGCTTGAACCATGCCGCTGTCTTGGGAAACGCTTTAAGGATTTTGTAGAAGCTATTGCGGTGAACGCCGTACTGCTCGGCAACCGCGCGGATATCAGCCTTCGTCAATGCCCGGCGCTCTTTACTTCCCTTACGTCTGCGGCGCAGCGTTGCTTCGATCTTGGCCAAGAATTTTCTCAGCGCTTCCCGGCCGAGCGCGTCGCTCGGCTTCTCGGGTTTGCCCCGCTTACGCACAGTTTTACTGTCGAAGATATCGAGGACATCAGCAGCAAGCGACATCTCGGCAGGCGTTGCCGTACCCGCGCGCATTCGCTTTTTCAGCGAATGCCGGTTGCCACCTTGCGCGAGCAGCAACCTCTCGGCTTCATTCTTGAGCTTAGTCCAGGCGGCCTCGGAGTCATCCCCCTTCGCGACCCGGCGAGCGATTAGGCTCGGCGTGTCGAACAGCTTCGCCTTACGCGGCGGGATGTTTGGTCCTTCGACTGTTACTGTTTCACCGCGACGCGTGACGCGACGCGGCTTCGCCCAGAGGTTGGAATAGGCGCGCCGGAGCGCGGCTTCGAGAGCCGCCGGACGCTTAGCGAGCACTCGGGCTTGCCGCTGCCGCAGCTCCTCGTAGTCCTGGCGGAGCGCTGCAATCTTCGCCGCGGAAAGTTTGGCATCATCGGCCATGGCCGATGTTAGACCCAGTCGGAGCAATCCTAAATATGTAGGAGTTTGATGCGAGCCAGCAGATTAATCATCCGCTGGCCGAGACCCGAAATATGCTACGAGCATGTCGCACCGAGCCAAAGAGAGTAATCGGGAGCCGTTGAAAATACTGCAGAATTCGTCGTAGGAAAAAAGGCGAAAAAGAGGGAGGCCCAATTCAAGTTTCGACAAGTTTTTCATACAGTTAGCAGAAAAGGCGCACGCGAAATCATAGGACTGTAAATCCGCTGGCTAACGCCTTCGTAGGTTCGAGTCCTACCTCCCCCACCATAGTGAAATTTTGCCGTTGTTTTCATTAGCGTTTTCCCAAGGTGCGACACTCAAACCCTTTCAGCGGCCG